CATGAAACAGCTTGTTTATTCCAAGAATAATAAAACTGTGTATAGCAAGATTGTGTGGTTAAATGGTCTTGTATTACTTGTTCATGAAGTGTTGCAGCCGCAGCATCTATTCCATAAGCAAATTTTTCAGCTAAAGCTTTGTAGTTACTATCATAAGGAATATACATTGGAAATTCTGCACCTGTTTCAAAAAGAGCTCCGTAGTTAGTTAATACGCAATACAATCCGGCAGACATTGCTTCAAGCAAAGATATACAAGAAGTTTCTTCAAATATACTGGGGTAAACATACATGTTATAATTTTTTATATTTTCTCTAATATACTCGTTAGATTTATAACCAATATAATTTACATTAGGTAAAGACTCTGCTTGATCGTAAAGAGCTTTGTAATCTTTATCATTTTTATTCATAAAATCTTTGCCATAAACTTCACAAGAAGAGTATACATCTAAAGTAATTAATGGGTTTTTAACTAACTGCATTGCACCAAGTAATACAGATAAACCTCTCCAAGGAGTGTTTTGATGTATGATTTTTATAGGTTGTCCTTTTTCATAAGGTTTTGATTGTTCTATTTTATCTACACCATTTTTTATAACAATACATTTTTCAGTAGGTAAACCAAACATCATTCTAAATTTTTCATGATTCCAATGAGAATTAAATACATACCAATCGTACTTATGATGATTAGCTTTATTTTTAAACCAAGGATATAGATTTGGTTGATCGTAAGAATTTTTTTGCCAAAGTATATTTACTTTGTTGGGATCTAATGGAACTTTACCTGGTATTGAAGTACAAATTTGAACTTTGTCTAATAAACTTTGATCTACGTATTTATTTAAAAAACTTAATTGTAATTCAGTTCCACCTTTAGGTGTTTGATTTCTTATTTTCATTCATAACTTTCTGTAAAACATTCAATCCTTTCGGAGATACCTCTACTGTTAAATCTTGAGCAATATGCTCTGCAACTGTTTCAGTATTAGGATCAGCTATATCAGCTTCTTTCTCTGCTTCGTCTTTATATATTTTATTTGTTCTAGTATTTCTCAACACTACTGTTGTAGTACAATCTATTTTTAAAATATCATCCATTTTGTTGTGACCTGTCTATTAAAGCATAACTTATCAGGCCCTGTATTTTATTACTGCCTGTAGCTGCTTGTACCGTTATAGCATCACCTGCTTCTAAATTCAAGCCTTGAGGTGAAGCATTCACTTGTGATTTAGCCGCTATATCATCTCTAAAAAATTCATATTCAGTGCTTGAATCAGATGAGTCAACAAAATTCATATTCACTAAAATAGCGGATGATGCATCGTTGTTTGCACAATAAACACTTTTAACTATAATTGCCCCATCAGTAGGACAAGTAAGCACCGTTGCTTTAGCTGTATCAGCTTGTTTAAAACCTTGATTTTTATATTGTATTGTCATGTTAAAAAATAATTATATGCATCTATTTCTTCTTTCAAGTCATTTTGAAAAGAAAAATTAAGTTGATCTTTTACTGTTGCAAGAGATTCTAAAATTTGTCTTTGATTTTCTACATCATACTCTTGTTTAGGTTCAGGTATATATGCGGATACTTTAGCCATTATCTACGTCCATCTGGTTTTGCATCTAATCTAAAAGTACCATAACGCCAAGTTTCTCCAACTGCATCGTTTTCTATTTTAAGTGCTACTAATCTTGCTCTTGCACGAGTGTCTATTTTATCAGTAGAGGAAGTAACTGTAAAGGGGCCAAGTGGTGAGCTTGTAGCTGTATTGTTTGGATAATTATTTAGTAACAAAGTAATTTTAGAATTACCTGTTAATACTTGAAAATCAGGTATAAACCTTTTTACAGACATTGTAAATTCACCATCTCCTTGTAAATTAGCAATGTTATTAGAGTTAGTAATATCAAAATCTCCAGATTGTATAAACGCATCAATTGATGTTGTGCCGGAACTATTTACTTGATCGGTCCCTGTTTCATGTTCATAGTAAGTAGATGCACCATATGTTGCTGTTATACCTTGAATTGGAAAATTAGGTAGAGAGGTTTTATTGTATTCTGTTGCATAGGGCAAATCAAAAAGTCCTTGATCTATATAACTAGTTCTAGCTAATGAAGAAGTAGTCCAAACATTTTCTGCGTAATTATAGGTAACACATCTGTCAATTTGTTGAGATCCAAATTTAGCATAAAACCAATTAATTTCATTATATAAAGTATTGTGTTCTGCATAAACTAATTGACTTGAAGTTTGATTAATTCCTAAATTATTTCCTGTTGTGCTAAATACAAAATCTTCAACTTCACAAGGAATAGATTTTACAGTACCATCAAACATAAAAAATCCACCTTCACCTGACATCCAAAAAACAATACCATTAGAATAACTTAATGCGTTTTGTCCAATCAATCCACAATTTGTACCTACTTGTCTAACACTAAATGTAAACGGTGGTCCAACATATTGAATTGCATACGCTGATGTATCAGTTAACACTAAAGTATAATCTTTACCCGATACAGCCCCAATAATCTCATTACCCTTATCTAATCTAAATGTTCCAGCAGTGTTAATTGCTGTTGGTTGGTATACATTAAAATTTTCTTGATCAGAAAATCTAATAAACATTGGATCTTGAGTTGTTGAACTACCGATTGTTGTTTCTGTTCCAAAATGAAACACATGTCTATCCCTATCTGATACTTGAGTTAATCTTGATTTAGTAGGAGCACCAGACATAATAGTTGCTCTGTTTGTTCTAGGATTTGTTACTCCTGCGTTCCATGTAAATGTTTTACCGTTGTGAATGGTTGCAACAAGTATTTGACCAAAATTATCTAATGACCATAAACCTGGATCCAATATTACAGAACTAGTTGTACTAGCAGTTCCCCATGTGCCTGATCCCCAAGTAGATGTTCCCCAACCTAATCCAGCAGTTTGAAACGTTGGACCTACTATTTCATATGGATCAATTTGTGCTGAACCAGTTCCAGACGTACTTCCAGCTGAGTTAGACGGCATAATAATTTCAAAACTATTTGACCCTAAATTTGTAGTTTGTATTTCAAATGTATTTCCTGTAAAATCAGTTGGTGAGTAACCGGATCCTGTTGGAACAGTAACTGATGAAAAAGTTATGTATCTTCCAGCTAATAAACCATGTGATGTTTTATTTACTGTAACTGTAGCAGAACCGGATGTTGCATTAAAGGTAGCTCCTGTAATACCATCATCTAAAGGAGAAATATCAAAAAACTCACCTGCATAATATAAAAACAAACCTTGTGACGTTCCTATGGCTACATATTTTTCACCATTTATAGCAGCAAACGCGTGTTGTGCTCTTGCTACACCTGGTAATGTGTTATTAGAATTAGTAAGTTGTGACCAACCCCCTATTTTTTCAGGTAGTCCATATCTAAATCTTACAAAATCACCGTCTATCCATTGTGATTCTGCACCAGATTCAGTTACCATTTTATCAAAACCAGGTTTAAAATTAAGTTTCTGTAACATAGTTATTCAAATATTATAAAAGAGACAGTGGGTGGTATGTGGTGGTGTCCACTGCCTCTTTTATAATATACTACCTTTTAAACCAAGATGGAAGTCCTAAATGTGGTCTTTTATCGAACATATTTTCTTTAGACCCAGGTGTTTTACGGTTGTTGTAATGCAAAAAAACTTGAACACATTCCTTACCTTTAAATTTATTTCTCCAATGTTCTAGTTCACAGCCAGAATAAACTAACATGTCTCCCTGTTTTAAGTCTACTTTAATTCCTTTTTTACCTTCCTTACCAGATGGCTCTAAATATATTGGCCAAGGATCACCACCAAGATTCATAGTAGTAGATATTTCACAACTAAACCTATCTTTGTGTCTTTTAAGTTCATCACCTTTTTTATATATTCTTGCATAAGTGTATGCAGGGTATAACTTTAATCCTGTTACTTCTTCCATTTTAGGTTGGCATTTTAACAATAAAGTTTCCATAGCAATATTAGAATACTGACTATAGGTATTTGGTATTTGTTCATTAGCGTCTTCATATTGACCTATAATATTTTCGAATGGAGAAATATATCTTTGTGCTCTACAAGTATCGTATACTTGTTTTTGCATACTAAAATAGTTTGCAATAAAAGCCGCCAGGTCTTTTGATATTGCTTTA